ACCGAAACCCGTATCCCCACGGTGGGTGAACAATGCCTGTTGCTCAACTACGGCGGGGGGGAGGGCGGGGTGCAGTCTGTGGCGCTGTTTGGTCTCAACAGTGATCGCTTCCCGCCGGTCTCCAGCGTGGCGACGCTGACCCGGCGGCGCCATCAAGACGGCACCCAAAGCGACTACGACGATGCCAGCCATACCTTCAACTGGGCCAACGGCCCAACCACCGTCAGTGGCTCCCGTGAACAGGTCGACATTAAAGTCGGCGCTGCCAGCCTGACCATGAATGCCCAGAGCATCACCCTGCAAATCGGCGGTACCAGCCTGTTGCTGGATGCCGGCGGCGCGCACTTCAGCGGCCCGGTGGTGGACCATCAAGGACGCGTCATCAGCCCCCGATAAGGACACCCCATGCTCGGAATCGATAGGAACACCGGGGCGGCCGTCGACGACTGGCTGCAATTTGTGCAGCGCGCCACCCGAGCGCTGACCACCCCCATCGGAACGCGGCAAAAACGCCCGCTGTACGGCTCACTGATCCCGCAATTGCTCGGCCAGAACCTGAGCGATGACTTGCTGATCCTCGCCCAAAGCCACGCCGCCCAAGCGTTCTACAACATTCATAACGGCATTGGCGATTTTGACCCTCAGGTCATTGTCGCTACCCGCCAGGGCGCCGGCCTGCTGCTGCGGTTTGCCGGCACCTGGAAAAACCGCCAACAATCCTTCGAGGTCGTGACATGAGCATGCTGATCCCCGGCCAGAACCAACTGGCGGAACCGGCCATCATTAAGGTCGATGAGTTCGAACCGTTGCTGGCCGAATTCAAAGCGTTTGTCATCGACTACGTCGCCACTCGCGCGCCGCAAAGCGCAGCCAAACTCCAGGTCAGCCTCGACAACGAAAGCGAACTGCTGACCCTGGCCCTGGAAGCGTTTTGCGTGCGCCTGCAAACCCATGAGCGCAAATACAACGCGCGCATCAAGCAGATGCTGGCGTGGTGGGCCACCGGCAGCAACCTGGATGCGCGCCTGGCCGATATGGGCCTGGAACGCCAAGTGCTCGACCCAGGCGACCCGGCGGCTTTCCCGCCGGTGCCGCCCACCTTGGAAAGCGACGACGACGCCCGCCTGCGCTACTACTTGGCACCCCACGCCCCAGCGGCGGGCTCGCGCATGCAGTATCGCCGCGAAGTGTTCACTTTGGGCGAGCGCCCAGCAGTGAAAGTACAAAGCGCGACGCCCGGTGTGGTCACGGTCACCTACACCTTCGACCCCGACGGCTACGCGGCCCAGGTCAAGGACGGCAACGCTCGCCGCACCGCACCGGGGGAAGTCATGGTCACCGTGCTTTCCAGGGAGGGCGACGGCACGCCATCTGTCGACTTGCTTGACGGTGTACGTCGACATTTCGCACGGCCGGATGTACGGCCAGAAACCGATCTTGTCAGCGTCCAAGGCGCGCAGATTCAACCCTATAAAATTCGCGTGGTGGCCAAGATCAACGCCGGCCCGGACTCGGGGCTGACCCAAGTGGCCGCGCAGAAACTGCTGCAAGACTACGCCGAGTCCTGCCACCGTCTGGAAGGGCGGGTGGACCCCAGCTGGATCGACTACGCCATCCACAGTGCCGGGGCCGCGCAACTACACATCCTCGAACCGCTGGCGCCGATTGTCAGCACGGCGTTCCAGGCCCCGTATTGCACGGGCGTCGAGGTGGAGGTGCGCACACTATGAGTGAACCCAAAGCGAGTTTGCTGCCCGCCAACAGCTCACCGCTGGAAAAGGCGTTTGACCTGGGCTTCGGCACATTGCTTGAGCGTGTCGCCCCGCCGTTTCCGGCGCTGATGAACCCGCTGTATACCCCTAGCGAGTTCCTGCCTTACCTGGCCGCCGACCGTGCCGTCAGCGAATGGGATGCCGAGGCCAGCGAAGCGGAAAAACGCCTGACCGTGGCCTTGTCCTGGCAGATTCAACGCCAGGCCGGCACACCCAAGGCACTGAGCCATGCGGTGGAGTCATTGGGCTTCACGTCGAATATCAGCGCTTGGTATCAGCAGCGCCCCTTGGGCGTGCCTTACACCTTCGACGTGCAGGCGATCATCGGGCGCAGTTGGTCCAGCGGCGACCACAACCGGCTGATCCGTCGCATCAACGCGGCGAAAAGCGAGCGCGATCAGGCGACGATTACCATCGTGCATGAAACCGAAGGCCAGCTCGCGCTCACGCAAGTGCTCGACGCGCCTTTAAGCGACGGCGAGTTCTACCTGAACGGCGCATTGCCGGACCTGGCGCTGGTGGCTCGCCTAAACAGTGCCGGGGTTGCCCAGCACTACACCATTAACGATTACGACCTCAGGGCGCAGCCATGACAGATGAAATCACGCGCCTGGTGCGCTTCACCTCCAAAGGTTTGGATGAAGTGCTGCAGGCAAAGAACCAAGGCCTCAAAGGCGAAATCACCCACATCGGCGCCGGCACCGGCCGCTACAACCCCGACGGCACGGAAGTGGCCTTGCGTGACGAGCGTCAACGGGTGGCCATCGTTGATTACGAAGACCTGGGCGAGCGCCAACTCAGGATGGCCGCGCTGTTTGATGGCGACGGTGAGTATGAGATTGGCGAGTTCGGGTTTTACCTCGCCAGTGGCACCTTGCTGGCGGTGTATTCCGTGGCGGGGAAGTTGCTGACGTATAAAGCGGCGGCGGCGCGGGTGCTGCAGAAGTTTACGCTGGATGTTTCACCGTTGCCGGCGGATAGCGTGACGATTGTGGTGGGGAGTGAGAACTTGAATCTGTTGTTGGCGGAGGAGATCGCGATTATGGCCGCGGCTTCGGTTGGCAATATGTCCCGCCACGTTGATTTGATGTTTCGGGTTATGCAGCTCGAAGCGAAGTAGTAGCACTGACAAAAGTGCTGGAAAGATTAACTGACAGGGAGTTGATGATGGGACTTGAAACGACTATCACGAAAGTTGTGGATGCATGTAATAAACTTACGGAGACGGTTACCAACCAAATTGGGAAGATTGATGCGCGGGTAGAGGCCGCTTCAAGTCAGTTTACTGCTTGGCGTAATAGTGTGCAGGCTAAAGATATTAATGGTCGTGCGCTTTACAAACAGGACATTGACCTCACTGGCTTGTCTACGGAGGTCTTCTATCCTGTTTGGTGGACCATGCCTGGTAACGAGGCGGGCGAAACAGAAATTACCGTTTCGCGGGTATATTATCGAGACCAGGAGAAAGCTCCCTTTGGTCAAGGGATTTATCACATTGCTGGCTTGAACTTGCAACTTGAGGGTGTCGGATATATATGGAATGGTGATGCTAACTTTCTAGCGATTAAGCGGATATCCCAAACTTACCGTGAAACGGTGAGAGGTGTTTCGTTTGGAATGATTTGTACAGCACGTGCCATTACTGGGCTCAAACCCATGTACTTAGGTTTGGTCGCTGGACAACAAACGAACGCTCCACAGTTTTCCGGGATGTACCTGAGGGGTGGGCTGAGCTATACCATCACTAAATCGTTTGATTATCCTGTTAATTACAGCAAGTTAGATACTGAAGTGATTATGAAAGATGACGTTAACGCCGATTGGGAAGTTCGTTGGGCGGTGAAACCTTATAGCTTGACGCAGGCTGATGCTGTGCTCGGCAAAGCCTTTGAAGAGAAACGCCTGGCCTATTCCCACGATAACGACGCTCGCTATACCGCCAAGGTTTAAGGACTGATCAAATGACTTTGTTTATCGAAAAGTTGGTAACGCCTGCTGGTGACTCGTTGATCAACGTACCTGCTAGCGCGCAGACCCTCAAGGGCCTGGGTTTTAGTGATAAGGCCGCGCAGGAGCTGATCGAGAACGCCGCTGCCGCAGCCGCGCTCGCTAGCACTATTGCTGCCCGCCGCTCTGCCTACGTCAGCGAAGCTGACCCGATGTACCTCGAATGGCAATTCGACGGTACGGCTGAAAAGGAAAAAGAATGGCGAGCCAAAGTAGCCGAAATCAAGGCGCGTTTCCCATTACCTGAAGATAAGTAATAAACCACCGCGAAAGCGGTTTTTTTTCGCCTCCCCAAAGCCCCTCCCCGCAGGGGCTTTTGCATTTCCCACTCGGAGATTTCCACCCATGCCCACCCGCCAAACCTACACCGTCCTCATCCCATTCCCCATCGGCAACGGCCATTGGTCCACCGCCGGCGAGGAGCTGGAACTGCTCGACGTCGAAGCATCCGCCCTGCGCACCGCTGGCCGTCTGGAACTGACCAGCGTCCTCAACTCCACCCCGAAGAAGGCTGAATAACCATGGCAGAAGTCCTGAACTTCGAGCACAACGGCATCACTGTGAGTGCCACTGAATCCCCCGAGGCCATGGGTGGCCTTGGCGATAACGTCATCGGCCTGGTCGGCACTGCGCCGAATGCCCATGCGTCGATCCCCAAAAACGCGCCGTTTCGCATCAACAGCTTCACCGCCCAGGCGCTGCTGGACCCTACCGGCACTGAGTCGGGCACCTTGTTCCAGGCGGTGTACCAGATCCTCAAGGTGGTCAAGGTGCCGGTCTATGTGGTCATCGTCGAAGAAGGCGCCACCCCGGCCGATACGATCAACAATGTGATCGGCGGCAACGACCCGGTCACCGGTCGCAAACTGGGCCTGGCTGCCTTGAGCAGCGTGCCTGAAGACCTGACCATCATCGGCGCTCCAGGCTTTACCGGCACCAAGGCCGTGGCCGGTGAGTTCGCCTCCTTCGGCAAGCGCATCAAGGCCCGTGTAGTGCTGGATGGCAAGGACGCTTCCGTTGCCGATCAAGTGACGTACAGCGGCGAGCTGGGCGGTGCAGACCTGGGCTTCGACCGTTGCCTGCTGGTGCACAACATGCCGTCGGTGTACTCCAAAGCCGCGAAGAAGAACGTGTTCCTGTCGCCATCCTCGCTGGCCATCGCCGCATTGGCCAAGGTCAAGCAGTGGGAGAGTCCAGGTAACCAGGTGACCTTCGCCGAGGACGTTTCCCGCGTGGTCGAGTACAACATCCTCGACACCTCCACCGAAGGCGACCTGCTCAACCGCTATGGCGTGAGCTACTACGCCCGCACCATCCTCGGCGGCTTCTCGCTGTTGGGCAACCGCTCCATCACCGGCAAGTTCATCAGCTACGTCGGCCTGGAAGATGCCATCAGCCGCAAGCTGGTCAAGGCCGGCCAGAAAGCCATGGCCAAGAACCTCACCAAGTCCTTCATGGACCAGGAGGTCAAGCGCATCAACGACTGGCTGCAAACCCTGGTGGCCGACGAAACCATCCCCGGCGGCAGCGTATACCTGCACCCGGAGCTGAACAGCGTCGAGAAGTACAAGAACGGTACCTGGTTCATCGTCATCGACTACGGCCGCTACGCGCCGAACGAACACATGGTTTATCAACTCAACGCCCGCGATGAAATCATCGAGCAGTTCCTGGAGGACGTTCTCTAATGTTTACCAACCGAGTCAGACAGGCCATTGCGGCCACCCTTCAAGGCCTGCCGTTGTCCGCAACCGTGGAAGAATTCACCCCGCCGAAGATCGAGTTCGACATGGAGGCCATGTCCGGCGGGCGCTTTATCGCCGAGGAAATGGCCAAGAGCGGCAAGGTGCTCAATGCCAAGCTGGTGCTGCAAGGTGCCGGCCCGCAAATCATGCTGGCCCTGGGCGTGCGCATGGGCGACGACATTTTGCTGAACGTGCGTGAAGCCGGCCAGGATCAAGACGGCAAGACCTATTTCACCTACCACACCGTGGGCGGCAAGCTCAAATCCCTGGAGGAGGCGAAGCTGAAAATGGGCGACAAGGCCACCACCACGCTGGAGCTGTCCTGCCGTACCTACAACCGTCTGGAAAATGGCATTTCGGTGATCGATATCGATGTGCGCACCCAGAAGTTCGTGCTCAACGGCGTCGACATCCTTGGCGATGCCCGCCGCGCCGTGCTGATGCCTTAAGGGCCGGCGCAATCTGAAGCGAGCACGGTCAAGGTGGGAGCTGGCTTGCCTGCGATGCAGGCGACTCGGTATCTCTGGAGCATCGAGTGGATGCCATCGCAGGCAAGCCAGCTCCCGCAGGGGCCGTGCTCAGGTTTAGATTTTTTGCACTTTTCAACACCGCTCAACAAGGAATTCCCCATGGCCTGGATGCCACCGTTGCACATCCTGCTGTCCCCGATCACCGCCGACACCGGTGCAATGATCGAGCAGGTTCAACTCAAACCGTTGTTCTATGCCGCGCAAAAAGACGCGCTGGCCCGGGCCGGTGATGACGAGGACGACCAGTTCTTCGAACTGGCGAAACTCGCCACCGGCCTGTCGGAAAAAGAGCTCGACCAACTCAAGCGCCCGGACTACGTGAGCATTGCGCAGTACGTACACGAAATGTCGACACGCCCGGCCTCGTTCTTCCTGAAAGAACAGGACGTGACGACCCACGACCAGCCTGTCCACCTGCTATTACCCCTGGAAGCCGCCGGCCGAAACCTGTCGGAACTGCCCCTGGAAATGCCCGCCCTGCGCGCTACCAAGGTGATGAAAAAACTCGCCACTAACAAAGAGCGCGCCGAGTTCATCACCGCCCATTGCACGGGCCTGATGATTCCCGATCTTGCCGGCCTGACCGTGCCCGACTGGACCGAGCTGCAGGAGCGCATCGACGATTTTTTAAACAAACCGGCGGACTTCTTTCGGAGCGCGACATCGAAGTGATTCTCGATGTAGTGCCGCTGGTTTACTCGGTGAACGAAGCGGAAATCCTCGATTGGGAAGCCGGCAAAGCATTCCGCCGCTACGACATCGCAATCAGTCGTCTTGGCGTCAAACAGGAGTAGAGCGCAATGGCAGATAGTAATCATGGAGCAGGGTCAGCCATTGCCAAGGACGGCGTGATGACTCAGGGCGCCCTTCAGATGACAGGAATGCAGGCCAGTCTCAAACCTATCACCCAAGCGCTGCCGAGCCCGCTTGAGGTGGCCCCGGGGAGTGCGGCGAGTTTGGCCCTGGCATTGGCCGATGCCAGCTTGCAGATCAAGCATCTGGCGGACGGGCAGGTACGGTTGGTCGATACGCTGGAGCTGTTCAACGTCTCGTTGCTCAAGGTGATGGACGCCCGGCAAGCTCAAACTGCCGGGAACGCAGAGGGCACGAAGACCGTCGCGTCTACAGACAAGCGTACACCCTCGCAGGCGCTGGACGCCGCGATGACTGATATTGATCAACTGTTGATGTTTGCCCGGCATGAGCGCAAGGCATTGCGTGAAGCCAACCTTGCCATGGCGTCCGAGCCGGTGGTAGCTGCCAGTGGTGCCAATGCCGTCGACCTCGCGAAGGTCGAGTATGCCGCCGCCCGTTCCGGTATCGGCAGTGATCGTAAGGACGCTTCGGGCAATATCGACCCCGTTGGGCGCCGGGCAGACCTGCAGCAGTTCGCTCGCGACGCTGCGATCATGGCGACGGCGTTCAAGATCGACGTCAAAAATGCCGGCGAAATCATGGGCGGCTGGCGCGAGTCAATGCACCTTGATCGCGCACAAGCCTTGGACCTTGCCGACGCAACAAACGTGCTGGGCACCCAGGTATCGCTCAAGGCCGAATCGGCGGATATCGGCGCTGTTGTGCAACTCCAGGGCGCTGCCGCGAAGGCTGCGGGCATGAGTCCCGAACAGGCTGCAGCGCTTTCGGCGGCGTTGTTGAGCGCAGGTAACAGCAAGGCTGTTGCTGGTGCCGGGCTGGAAAAAATCAGCACCGTCCTGGCTAAAGGCGACAACGCCTCTGCAGGGCAACGCAGTGCCTGGGCAGAGCTCAAGCTTGATCCAAAAGTACTCGCGGCGGGCATGAAACAGGACGCCCCACAGGCCGTGCTTACGGTGCTGGAGGCGCTCAAGTCGCAACCTGCCGAAAGGCAGGCGGTGCTGGCGACGCAGTTGTTCGACGGCAACCAGACGATTCTGAGCCTGGTACCGGTGATCGACAGCGTGAAACAGGCCTTTTCGCTGGTCGCAGAAAAATCCACCTACGCCACTTCGACGCTGGGCGACCAAGGTTCGGTGCTGCGTTCGGCCGCGGTTCGTGCGGACTCTACTTACGCGCGTCGGCAAGCCTACGAGGCCAGTACCACACGCTTGAGCACCGCCTCTGATACAGCGCTTGCCCCCGTTGTAGATGCCTCGCTGACCGCAATGAACGGCCTGGTCAGTGGCGTGGCTTGGCTCGCGGAAGGCCTGCCCAAGGCTGCCGCTGCCGTCGCCCTGGCGGGGGCGGTGCTGATCCCGGTGGTTTCTGGTGTTTTCGGTGCCGTGAAGGACAAAATTTTCGAAAAGGTCGCAGGGAAAGTGCTCGGAGAGGGGCCGGCAGCAGGGAATAAAACCACACCGCCGGACAGCCAGCGCAAAGCCCCGAGCAATGACGAGCACAGCGGTAATCGCCCGCCTGCTTCCGGCCCTGGCATCTCTGGCAAAGCGGCGAAGGTGAGCAAGCTGGCCAAAGGGGTCCCCCTGGGTTTGGTGGTGGCCCAGGCCGGTGTCGAGATGACGCAAGGCGCGATGACCGGAAACCTGGGTCAAGCGGTTGGCACTAGCGTGGGCTCTATCGGCGGCGGTGTTGCCGGCGGTGTCGTCGGTGATGTGGCTGGGATGGCGATAGGCCGAGCGGTCGGCACGCTGGCGGGAGCTGTTATCGGTTCGGTCGTTCCGGGTGCCGGCACAGTGTTGGGCGGTGTGATGGGCGGCGTCGCCGGGGGCGCAATCGGTAAGGTAGTCGGTGGTGCCGTGGGCACTTTCGTGGGCAGTGACGTCGGTGCGTGGCTGGCTGAAAAAGTGATGGGGGCGGGCGATCGCCTGCCATCCCCCACAGAGGTCAGCAAAAACCTCAACGCCCCTCAAGCCGACAACCGCCAAATCAACTTCGCCCCGCAAATCACCATCACCGCGCCTGAGCAAGCCAGCCATCAACAACTGGCGGCGCTCGTGGTGCAACAGATCGAAGCGCAATTTACCCCGCTGTCGATGGACAACCTGCTGGCGACCCGACGCGGCGCAGCACTCACCGATGGAGCTGTGTGATGCGACAACAGATGGTCTTGGGTACTTTTATTTTCGGGCTGTCCCGTGGGTTCGCCTACGACACGCTTGATCGTGGTAGCAGCGGGGGCTGGGTCAGTCTCGACATCATTGCCGGCAAACCTAAATCCAGTCAGGTCGGCCAGGGGCTCGAAACCCTGGCATTGGGCGGCAAGGCTGCCCGTGCCAATGGCATGGCGCGCCTGGATGAGTTGCGCACCCTGCAGGCCCTGCGTGCGCCGTTGCCTTTGGTGGACGGGTTAGGGCGTAACTGGGGGCTATGGACCATCCAGTCGATCAGTGAAAAACAAGCCAGCGTGATCGACGACGGGACGGCCATGGTGATCAATTGGACATTGTTACTGGAGGAGTTCGTCAATGCGTAGGGTTCGAAGTATTGCCGGCGACTCGGTGAACCTGTTGCTCTACCGTGAACTGGGGCGCAGTGATGATGCCGCAGAAGAAGCGTTGTGGCGCTTGAACCCGGAGTTGGCCGAACAGGGCGCGGTACTGCCGGCGGGCGTCAGCGTGCTGGTGCCCGAGTTGGACGCGCAACCGGTTGCGAGCCGGCCGGTTTCCGCCTGGGATTAAGGAGCCATCATGGCACTCGGATTTACACCTGTAGTGGAGCTATACGGAGCCAATGCCGCGTTATTCAACGAGCGGCTCTTGGAGTGGGAACATACCGACGCAGCGGGGTTTGTATCTGATCAACTGAAGCTGACCCTCGATATCGAGGGGCTTGAAGGGCTGCCCGATCTGGGCGGCAAAATTGGCCTGCGTATTGGGTACCTGGAATCGGGCCTGGTGGATAAGGGCGTGTTCAAGATCACCCAGCGCACGCCCTCGATGTTCCCATTGCGACTGGTGCTGGTGGCCACGGCGGCACCGTTCGACGAGCACGAATTCAAACAGCGCCGCACCGCCAGCCATGGTCCGATAACCCTGGGTGCGCTGTTTCGCCAACTGACCACCCGATACGGTTTTTCACCGCGTGTGGCGCCTGAACTCGACGGTGAGCCGATCGCGCACATCGATCAGACCAATGAAAGCGACATGGCTTTTCTGACGCGCCTGGCCAAGCGCTTCGATGCGGTGGCCAAGCCTGTCGATGAGCTGTATGTACTGGGGCGCAAAGGCCAGATCAAGACGCTGTCGGGCAAGGCATTGCCGGATGTACGGTTGTCGATCACCCATGATAATCGCCCAGGTGACCGCGCGTTCATCAGCGCCAGTTTCACCGAAACCAGCCGTGCCAAATACAACGGCGCGCAAACGTCATGGTGGGACGCGGCAGCCGGAAAACAGCGTGTCGTCAAGGTGGGCATCGCACCCTTCAAAGTGGTGACACAGCGCTACCAGAGCGAGGACGAAGCACGCTCGGCGGCGCAGGGAGAGATGCGGCGGGTGGGGCGCGAAGGGTTGCAGATCGATGTGGTCTGCCCTGGTAATCCTTCGTTGGCTGCTGAAGGCCTGTTGCTGCTGGATGCGTCGTGGCCGGGGTTCATGCAAGGGCGCTGGTCGATTAAAACGGTGACATCCAGGGGCGAGCGAAAAGGTGGCTATCGGAGTACGGTCCAGGCCAGCGGTTTGTCGGTGTAAATCCTTCCTTAGAGTAAAACCCATGGTAATCACACATGCTCAGCTTCTGGGTGTCATGCCTGGAGCCCGCCTTCGCGCGGGCATTTTTTTAACCTTTCTAAATGCGGCCTTTGCGGGGCATCAGATCAATACGGCCCGTCGCGTCGCCGCCTTCCTCGCCCAAATCGGCCACGAGTCTGCCCAGTTGCAGTACGTGCGCGAATTGGGCAGTGATCAATACTTGAGCAAATATGACACCGGCGTCTTGGGCGCGCGCCTGGGCAACACCACGGAAGCGGACGGAGATGGACAAAAGTATCGCGGCAGAGGGTTGATCCAGATAACCGGCCGCCGTAATTACCTTGCGTGCAGCCAAGCACTGTTCGGCGATGATCGCCTGCTGCTCCAGCCGCAACTGCTGGAACAACCGCAATGGGCCTGCGAGTCCGCCGCCTGGTTCTGGCAAAGCAACGGCCTTAACGAACTTGCCGACAACGATCAGTTCACCACCATCACCCGTCGGATCAACGGCGGCCTCAATGGCCTGGACGACCGTTTGCAGTTGTGGGCGCGGGCGAAGGCGGTGCTCTGCGTTTCTTAGGTGCGTTTCGCCTGATCGGTGCGCGCCTGCTCATGGCGCATGTGTGGCAGGTGCAGGCCGTCGCGCATTAGCCTCTTGATGCACTCTGTACCTTGCATGGCCGATAGGCTCCTGTAGGGTAGGCGAACCCCCGCCCACTCCTGGAGACGACC